TAATCCCACTATCATCCAACAGCCAAAAGAATTTTTTAATGCTCATAGTTTTTACCTGTTCCTGTTTTTAGCCGCTATCAACTTCAGAGGTGGCCTATGAGCTTGCCGGTAGTTGGGATAAGCCCACAACTACCCTAACCATTGTTTTGAAGTCTGGGACTATGCAGCAAACCGTTGCTGATGCTTCCGTGGCTCCAATTTTAGACTCTACGTATGAGACCTTCTCTACGGCTGGAGATAAGGTGATAACGAGTATGTCCCCTGGGGCTGATACGTTACGAATGAAATGCGCATCCGCAGGAGTTGCTATCGTTAACTGGTAATGGAAACAGTCGGAACGGGTGCGGGTAAACTGAATATACAAATCCAGATCGGTAGCGTCTGGATTCGGACTTTCACGTTTAGAAGGTACGATTCAACTACAGACACCTACACAGACGAGGATATAAGCGGGAAGACGTTTTCCTTTTCGCTCCGTAAATACAAAGGCTCACGGGTGAAGTCTATAAACCTCACTAATGGTAACGGTATTTCTGTTCCTATCTATTCCACTAATCAGATTGAAGTTAGAGTTAGTTCGGCTAATACTGACACTTTAGAAGAGGGCGAATACTATTGGGAACTACGGAGGGAGGATTTAGATCAGCCTAAGATTTCCGGTTTAGCTTCTTTAACCTTTGACGCATGAGTTTTGAAGTAACCATATTAGAGCCTGAAATTATCGTTATCACTAACGAGAATGAGGAAGTCACCGTGACCACGGACGACCCCTCTGTACTTTTACCGGCCACCCAATCGGAAGTAAACACGGGAACGGAGACGGCTAAATACGTGTCTCCTGCGACCTTACAAGACAAGGACGATACTGCGGTAGCCTTAGTAGACGGTGCGACAATAGACATCACAGGCCCAAAGCATACTTTGAGTACGGCTACGGGCAGGACGTTTACCATCTCTCACACGGGGGATGAAGGCGTTATTGAGATTACCCTAAATGCGGCAAGCGCAACCTTTACATTCCCTGCGGCATGGATGGGTATTTCAGAGGGTCAAGCAATGGGTGATAACACGGTGGATTTAGCGGGAACGTCGGGAGATATCTATGTATTGGCGTGGATAAAGATAGGTTCAAATTACACGATAGCGGCTAAAAACAGGAACAGGTAAAAACTATGAGCATTAAAAAATTCTTTTGGCTGTTGGATGATAGTGGGATTAACCTAAGCTCATATTTTGGTGATGCTTTGGTTTATTTCTTAGACCCTGCGAATACATCAACAATGAAAAAGGAGAATGCTACAAGCAGTACTCCAATTACTGCCGTTACAACTGATGCCGATCCTATTGGGTTAATTTATGATCGTGGGTATCATGGGTTTTATGCTACTGCTGAATCCGATGCCACAAGGCCAACGCTAAGTAGTGACGCAACACAGAGAAGTTTTATCAGTTTCAGTTCTGCGGCATCTTCAAGATTTAACATAATTAACTCGCAATCTTATTTGCGTAAATTTTCAGAGGCTTCTAGTACTTGGTGTATTGCTACCCGTATTAAAATGGGGGCATCTACTGACGGTGTGACAAATTACATTTTGATGTCACATTCTGATTCTACTGCTAACTTTGGCCTTAGACTAATCAGGAGTAATGCAAACAAATGGCAACTATGGATAGTCTATGGGTCGGGTGGTAATCAGAGGTGCATTTTTTCTTCCGCACAAACTCAAGTAGAGGCCGATGGATGGGTTGACGTTATTGTTTATGCCAATGGTGCTAGCGGGACGATCATCATAGGCAATACATCTGAAAACTTTACGCTTACTTCCGGAGCAACTGGCAACGCAACTAATGATATGCGTGTCGGCTCGTCAGCTACTGGGACCAGTCCATTCAAAGGTGGCATGGGGTATCTTGTTATTTTGAATAGAATCCCAACAGCGGCTGAAATTACAACTTTAAAGGCTTACAATCCAGCCCGTAATACAAGGTCATGGTCAACAAATACAACTAAGTTCGATTTTAACAATTCACTAAAGGGTTGGGCTGACACGGGCAAAACCACTCCAATAACAAATGGCGTGGCTATCAGGGCATGGGAACCGGAGACGGCTTCTATATTTGGGCCACTGAATAGAGATTTAACAACTGCATCGGCAGGGGTTTCACCTGTGTGGACAACAAATCTAGAGAATAGTAAAGCCGGATTAGTGTTCGATGGTACTGACGATCAGGTTGCAATGACGTCATCTTTTTTCAGGGAAAGGGGCGGGATTGGTGTATTGTTAAGTGTTGCGAAAAACGTCAGGCCAGAATTAGGAAGTCATTTACTTTCATCTGGACTTGGAACGAACTACGTTGTTATAACGGGGTCTACTTATCCAAGTGGAGTACTTGGGGTTGGGAATACTTATTTCACAACACATCCATCGGCGGGCGGTGGAATAGGCCCGTGTGCGCTCCAGAATAAAGTAGAGGCCACAAATGTAATAGTAATCAGGCGTAACGGGTCGGCGTGGTCTGAGTGGACTGGTGAAAAGGTAGAAGTAACGGCTACGGATTCAAATAGTTTCTTCCCTACTACTATTGGTGCTTTGTCTATTGCCGGATGGCAATTTTCAGGCAATCTCATGAAGATGGATTACTATTCGGGGATAAAGTCTAACGCTGAGATTGAAGCCTTGATTGATATTGAAAAGTCAGCATACGCTATCTAATGGAACAAGTCCAACAAGAGCTAATCCGATGGAGAATAACAGCAACCTTTTAGCAAGACTAGACGAACGGTCTGAACACATGGAGAAGACGCTAGAAGCTATACTGGATCAGACCAAACTCACCAACGGGAGAGTAACAGCCCTTGAAGGTCAGGTGAACGAAATAAAGACATGGCGTGAAGTCTTGAGGGGACAGTGGCGGGTTGTTATTTTCGTTGCAACTTTAGCGGGTACGGGTCTTGGCTTCTTGATTAAGCATTTGTTCGAATGATAGGCAAGACGGTAACCCTTCACGAGGCCATTAGGAGCAACACAGCGGTACGCTTTGGAATTGACAATACGCCCAATCAAACAGAACTTGATTCTATGACACACACGGCGGAACATATCGTAGATGCGGTAAGGAAACAATTCGGGGATGCGGTCGATATTTCTTCCTTCTTCCGGTCTAAGAAACTCAACAAGAAAATAGGCGGGTCTGCTTCATCACAGCATTGCAAGGGGGAGGCTGTTGATTTGGATTCAAAAGACAATACGCTGAATCTAGCCATCTTCAATTTTGTAAAGGATAACCTTGTCTTCGATCAGTTAATTTTCGAGGCTCCCGATAAAGAGGGGATTCCTTCATGGGTTCACGTTTCTTTCGTTCAGCATCCCAAGCAAAACAGGGGTCAGATATTGGTCTACCTTGCTACGAGTAAGAAGTACATTCCATACGGGGAATTTGTTAAGGGCATGATATGAGCCTAATCGGAGACACTTTAAAGAACCCTAAGACGGGGCAATGGTCACGCAAAAATCTTACCTCTGTGACTTCATTATTCTACGCTATGGCCTACCCTGCTTATGGTATGATCTTCGATAAGACCGTACACGAATTTGTCGTTATTGGTTTCTTGACTTTAGCGGGGGGGATGTTGGGTGTTTCAAGTTGGGAGAAGTTGAACCTGAAAAAGCCGGAGGATGAAAAGTTACCGTGAGCGATAAAATGATGGGGCGGGATATTACTCTACACAATAAAAAACCCACCGGATCGGGAGACGATAAAGCGACTCTTGCACCGATGGGCTCAACCTTAAACGAGGGAACCACCCCTCTCACCATGAAAAAGCTGAACAAACCTAATGAATAGATTTTTCACTTTAGCGATTGCCGTCATTGTTTTTTTAACAATCTTTGTTCTGGCCAAACAGCCTGCGGGGTGGAGGCGGGAATTGGAGGCTAGGGATGAAAAGTATAAGACCTCGCTAGACTCGATTACAGGCGTTTTAACGGTACTTAGGGGAAAGGACGAAAAACTGACCCTTAGACTGATTCAGATAAAGGATAGCCTACGGATTTCAACGGAAACGGCCCTTAAATGGAAACTCAGATATGACCAAGCCAAAAAGCGTCCTGTTAGGGCTATTCCTGACCCTGAACTCGATAGCCTACTGTCAGCCTACCGATAGCCTACAAACGATCCCCGTCCCCCGCTACGTCCTTTGGCGGATGTTTCACGACATAGCCATAGGCAAGACCTGTGACAGCCTCCAGCGCTTTCAGGCAGACGCAATTAACATCGGGCTAAAAGTACAATTAACACAGGATAGCCTACTTTCCATCAAATCAGCCCAAATAAGGGCTTTAGAGCAGTCCGGTTATTTGTGGGAAAGACGCTTCATCAATGAGCAACAATTAACAAAGTCCTACCAAGCGGAGGTAAAGCGGTGGAAGCTGACCACCATCATCGGGGGAGTACTGATTGTGATAATCACCATACTATGAATAAATCCGAATTAGCCCGTAAGTTAATCGAATTGCACCCTACACTATCCAAAAAGGAACTTGGCAGGATATTGCACAAAACATACCCAGATATTTTCATTGATACAGAACACGCCCGATCAGCGATAAGAACCGTAACGGGAGCCAACAGAACTGGTCGCGGTGTCATACAGTCAACAAAATACGTAGGGCCAAAGTTGAACATGGGCATGGCTAACGACTATACGCCCTTCACTTTAAACGCTTCACGAATAGCCATCCTTTCTGACATACATATCCCTTACCACGACCGGAAAGCCCTTTACCTGGCTCTGCAATGGTGCAAAGACTTTAAGCCAGATACATTGCTTTTGAACGGGGATATAATCGACTGCTATCAGCTTTCCAACTTCTCCAAAGACCCAAGAGAAAGGAAATTTTATGAGGAACTTGAAGAACTTCAAAACTTCCTTTCCGACCTAAGAGAAAACTTTGAAGGGGTGAGAATTATATTCAAGCTTGGAAACCACTCTGAGCGATACGAAAGATTCCTGATTGACAAAGGAAAGGATATTTTGGGCATCAAAGACGCAGACGGGCAAGAAGTTTTATCCTGGGAGTCCATAACACACGCTAAGAAGTACGGTCATGAAATCGTAACGGATAAGCGAATCATCAAAGCCGGAAAGTTAAACATCGGCCACGGACACGAATTTGGGAAGTCAATCTTTAGCCCCGTCAACCCCGCACGGGGCTTTTACTTAAGGGCTAAGACTAACTTCATCGGTGGGCATTACCATCAAACGAGCGAACACATTGAAAAGGATCTGAATGACTCCGTTAACGGTGCCTGGTCTACTGGTTGCCTCTGTGACTTACACCCTGCCTATATGCCAATTAATCGCTGGAATTTGGGGTTTGCTGCCGTTGAGGTTGAGGGCGATCAGTTTACGGTTTACAACAAGAAAATAATGAACGGCAGGATAGTATGAAACTATACCCGTTCAGGTATAAAACAGGTTACTTAGCATGAAATTATACCCTATCGGGGCATTATGAAGATCGTTGAAGTCATCTGGGTAGATATTGAAGAACTAGCAGGGGGATGGCATGACCTTGACGAGGTAGAGGAACACGTTGGAAACGTAGAAGGACGGACGGTTAAAATGGTGGGTTACCTTTTGGAAGAGGACGAGGATAAAATCACCTTAACAGATTCCAAGATGGGTAGTAACTTTTACGGAACCGTTAATGTCATTCCGAGGGGGTGTATCGTTTCAATGAAGGTCATTCAATAAGACCTTACTTTGGGGTCACGGGTATAGGAAGGTTATTCAGTAGACTACTTCATCAGTCTTTCCCAAAGTCCTTCTATTTCACCTGTTGGCTCATTGTCACCAAACCAATAAGCCCTTTCGGCAGATTTACGCATCCGACGCTTTAAGTGTTCGGAAACGAAATAAGGCATATCATCGAGCAACCTAATGCGATCCTTTTCTAGTTCGGCTATTTTAGCCTTTAGTTTTTGGTAACTGGTCATTCAGTAGGTGGTTGTGGAAGTGGCATCCAATGGGTGACCTCCCATGCAATAGTTTGTCCGGGCCATTGGTAGCCCGTTATTGTATTCCATTTAACGCCAGTCCAAAGACCAACACCTCCGGCAACTATTACGCAGGTAAATGGTTCAGGCATTTGGTAATTAACGTTTATCCATTCCATAATTTTAGGGTTTAGTCTCCCGCCTTCACGATCACCGCCCCCGTAGGGATACCGTTGATAAAGGTTACCACCAATTTCGTGCATCCTTCGTTTTCTTCGAGGTTAGGGCACTCTTCTAAAATGCCATCATGCCAGTAGTAAATTGCTGTTGTTATCATTTTGTTTTGGTTTTCTTTTTTGCCTCATCCACTTCTACCTGAAGGGCGCGATATCTTTCCTTCTTTTCCTGGAACAACTCCCACATGTTAGATGTCATTTGGCGCACTCCAACTCGGTAATCATCTGCTCGTATTGAAACTCCGGCTAAAAAAATGGCCGTTTTTTCAACGATATCTAGCTGTTCTTTTACTTTGCTTAAAGCAGTTTCCGCTTCAGTTGGTGGCGTGTAGGTAAAATTCACCGTAGCCCATTTGATTTTAGTTTTCTTGGTTTTCATTTCGTTAGTTGTTTGTATTTCTCAATCATTTCCTCAAGCCAAAATCGGTCAAGTTTCATGGGCTTGTTATGTAGGGCTTCCAGTTCGTCTAACACTTCCTGCCCATACTTGGCTATCATTCCCTTGCGGTAGCCAAGCAAGTGACCATGAAGGAACACATTACAGCGTATATCTTGACCGTTAACGTTACGCTCATCCCATCGGACTGCGGTAAACGTAGAAGCGTAGAAATGGCCTGCGTGCATCATGGAAACGGGCTTAGTCTCACCGCAAGAGATACAGGTAAAATAGCCGTCCTTTTGATCCCTTTGACGAATGTATTTTTTAAACACAATGTCTAATTTAGCTTTCAGCTTTGCGACCGTCACAACTTTAGAGCGTAGCTTCATCGGCAACGGTGGATAGGGTTTTTGCAGTTGCCTTTGTGGGCCATCACGCCATTTGACAACCCAAGCCCATAGGTAATATACTCACACCCATCATGCTCAACTACTTTAAAGTGTTTTATCATTGCCTCATTACTACAACTGGTCACAACCCAAAGGACAAGCAACAAGGCGAGGAAAAAGCGGGTGAGTTTCATAATCTTAGGGTTTGCTTTCGTTGTATTCTTTGAGGAGGGCGGTGACCTCTTCTATTTCTCCACCCGGAAAATGGTTAGCTAATCTTTGAATTAGTCCTGCCATCCTTTCGAGGAGCGAGGATTGACGCTCTATCACCTCGCGCTTATCAATATTCCTTTCGATGGAAGAATTATACCTCATTTTCTCTTCGTGGATTTTTGCTTTCAGCGCCTCTATCTGGGGGAGAAGATGGAGGTGTTCGGCTTCCGCAACATCGTAAGCCTGTTGCATGGTTATTACCCTAATGCCCTGAAATGTATAGAAGCATCCGGGGGAATCTTTGCTGATCCGCTTAACGAGGGCCTCCTCAATCCTACCTTTATCTTCTTTTGATATGTCCATAGTTAGGGGGTTAGATCATGCTACACGTTGACAGAAGGCTCTCTTACCTTCTTTGTGGATACTGAACTTTTTACCGTGTCTTGCTCCGTAAGTATAGGCGGCAGACTTCACCGTTTCAATATCTTTGAGGTCAAATTCAAAATAGTCCAAGATTTCATATGTCCCAAAATTATAGCTTTTACGCTTATTTAGGGGTTTTTTGGCTGTTTTTCGCTCGTATTGCATCATGGGTGTAAAACTAAGTATAAAATAATTCTTATGCAAGTATTGACTTTGTTGTTATCTTTGTTACCTTTATATCGTAATCAAACGGAACAAAAACCAAAAGCCATGAACGCGAATGAAGTACAAGCAATTTGCACAACCTGCGGTGCTGGCCTTGTTCATGTTGTGATGATTAAGGGAAAACCCTACGGGCAAGATTGTGCCGCCGCGCTATTGGGCATGAGGTCACTACCCGCATGGTTTTCTACTGGCGATTGGGATTCTGCAAAGGCAAAATATGACGTTGACCAAGCGACTTTAAATGCGGAGTTTGAGTCCCGTAAAAACTCTGTGCGTGAAAATTGGGATTTTATTAAGCGTATTTCCAACGCATACCACGAGGCGAGGGTTTATGCCTATGCGTCTGGGCGGGATGATTTTAGGGTCAATTTTCTTAGCGATATGGCCAATCGCTTTGGGTTACAATTTGCGAAGGAGGTTGCTCACCAATACGAAACAGCAGACCAATATTTAGCCAATAATAAGCACTTTGATGCCTTTATAATTCCGCAACTTTCTATTAAACAAAAAGATTTACTAGATAAATTTTTAAATTCATAACCATGAAACGCTTCCCACAAATCACCACCGTAACCGTTCGTTGCTCATGTTGCAACGAGAACGCACCTCATGACAGAGATCATGCAGTGTGCCTTTACGACCCTGCTACTGAAATGGTCGTCTGCCCCAACTGTCAGGAGGACTATGTTAACAACTGCAAAGCCTATGGAACTGCTGTTGTATTTGTCGACCTTCCAAGTGATAAACTAGACTACGATGTAAGGGAATACGAACCAGATGACTACACTAATGACTAACCTAACGACCCTATACAGTCCTTTCGGCTACTGGACTGACCCGATAGAAAGGCAGTACGTTTACTGTGCCTTCACTTATGACGGCGTAATATTCAGAAACTCAAACAACTAACCTTATGACTATTTACGAACACCTTGAAGACTTCGATAATGAGGATTTGCGCCGTTGGGATCCCGCTGAATGGCAGGAAATTATGATATAACAGGTTGAAATTTGGAACGATGAACATGGGGCAAATCTAAATCCAGAGAAGGAAGTTGAAAGATACCTATACAACAAACGCAGAAAACAATACGAAGAATGAGCGAATCAAACATCATCGAAACCCTGTCAACCTTGCCCACTGAGGCATTGAACGACATCAGGCTAATGGCCGCTATCTTGCGTAACGTAGAAACAAACAAGCGTTACGACTTATGGGTTAAACGGGCTAACAATGCTTTGGAATGGAAGCAAGCCCAAGCCCTTAGAGGACTAGACGATACAGAAACATATACTTTCATTTAAACAAACAAAAACTATGGGACTCGACATGTATCTTCACAAAAGAAAGGGTGATTTCGTATTTAAAGAGGTTGCCTATTGGCGCAAAGAAAACCATATCCATAAATGGTTTGTGGATAATGTTCAGAATGGTGATGATAATTGCGGTGATTATTTGGTCACCCGTGAACAGCTAAACCAACTGATAGCCGCGTGTAATGCCGTCATCAAAAATGAAAAAGTACCGGCAGAAGTTTTACCAACACAGGGCGGTTTCTTTTTTGGCCCAACCGATTACGATGAGTCATATATCGAGGGCTGTGAAAATACGGTCAAAATGCTAACCGAAGCCATGACCGATGAGGACTGTGAGTTCTATTATTCTTCCTCATGGTAATTACAGAATACGACACACTTTACCAAAACGCACAATGACCATCTACTTTTATTACGCTGACGGCTCTAAGAGAGTCCTCCGCCCAATGCACAATCTCAATCGTTCACTCATTGAGGAACTTTGTTACGAGGTTTTTCACGCAATCAAATACGAGGTAAAATGACTGCTAAACAGAAAATAGCCATTCTCAGGAAGATGAGGGCCGTACTAGCGGATAAGGCACATAATCATATGCAAATTGGATTCTGTTACGCCTACGTTATGGGGACAAGAAATGGCAAGGAATGTATTGCTGAGGACTATTTTGACGAACTTGGCCTATTTAAGCCTAAGCGTTGCTATGATGATACTTTCTGGTACGCCCCAGAAAATCGAGTAATCAGAATCAAAAAAATCGACGCCCTAATAAAGAAACTTCAAACCAAAAAGAAATAAACAAAACAAAAAATGGAAACAGTAATTTCATGCACCAAGTCAAAAGAATGGACAAACCCGAAGAACGGCTCAAAGGTTCCAATCTATGCCATCGGCCTAAGTGACGGGCGGGGCGGTCAATCCTTTGGAAAAGAAATACCACTAGGAACCCCAATAGGTGATCTTATCATCGAAGACAAAGGGCAGTTTGGGTTAGACTTCAAGTTGAAGGGCCAACAGTCCGCAGGATGGTCAGGTAGCAAGCCCCGCAGTGGTAACGAATCCTTCGCCCTATCGTATGCTAAGGACCTGGTAGTAGCCGGAAAAGTTGATGTTAAATCAATCCTGCCAACGGCTGACAAGTTATACGACTGGTTGGAATCCAAAAAACCTAAGACGGCCCCGGTCGTTTTAGCCTCGCAGGTTCCGGCAAAGGAGACCGATAACGATGATCTCCCCTTCTGATATGGACCAACTCATCCCAATTCAACCGGACAGCCCCGTAAGCCTGTTCCGGCTTTTCCCCGCCTCCATAGCGCAGGTAGACTCCCTCAGTGACGGCCTGATCGAAGCGGTACGTAATGGCGAGGTAAATCCTTTAGAGCTTCTGGCATCACTTAAAGCTACGGCTATGGCCATTGAAAGGGTGATAAAGGAAACACGTGAAAATCAACTCAAGGAGGCCGACAAATACCCTGGAACTTCATTCGAGGCTTTTGGGTGTAAGATTGAAAAGGCCGAGGTTGGCACCAGCTACGACTACGCCTCCTGTGGCGATCCCATTTGGGAGCAACGAGCCAAGATCCTAGCAGAGGCTAAACTCCAACTCACCGAAAGGGAGACATTCCTAAAGGCCATTAAATCGCCTATGGGAATAGTTACCGAGGACGGCGAAGCGGTTGCCATCACTCCGCCTTTGAAAAAGTCTACCAGTGGACTTAAAGTCAGCGTGAAATGAACGGGCTACTACTTGCCGGACAGATTGAAGGCCTTCGTACAAGGAAGGATAAGACCATGAGTTTGATGGTCGGGTTACAGGAGCTTTCCCCGTCTAAGGGTGGGGAACTTCTGTCCCTCCAAGATCAGGTCGTTTCAATCTACATCAAACCCGTAGAGAGTGCTATTTCCAGTCAGGAGATGAAACAGGTTGACTCCGTTGATCCTGAGTTCAAGGGCAAGACACAAAGCCAAAGAATCAGGAGTGTGCTATTCGTTTTGTTTGAGCATGAAAACGAGGGCTTTACTTCCTTCGATGCTTTCTACAAGCATAAAACGGAACAATACATTAACGAAATCAAAACTAAATTACCTGAGCAATGAGCCCTGAAACTCAAAAGGAGATTGTAACCTATCTCGCTAACGGCTTAACCCATAAGGAGATAGGGGATAAAACGGGGCATACTTCTTCTACCATTGAAACTTTTGTATTGAGGATACGGAGGGAGCATGGTGCAAAGAATAGCCCTCACTTGGTACACATTTTCCACACTAAAAATTTGTTATGAAAGAAGAAACAAAGATTGAAGAATTGAAGGCCGTTATTGAGAAAATGTTAGCCGCTCAAAATCAACTTGTAGACGCGGTTGAAACACATAGTAAAATTATTTCTGATTTATCCCAGGCTTTGGCTTTGGTATCTAAGAGATTGACTGACCACTCATTAAGAAGCATTCATTAAACCAAATTGTTATGAAAACAGGAGACAAAGTAGTTTGTATTGATGACAGTAATCAAGACCCTTCCCTCCCTTGTGTTGTGAAGGGGGATGTTTATACAATACGGTTAATAGAACCGGATGGATGGTGCCGTCTTTTTGAATTTCCTGATACGCCTAGCGTATGGCCATCATTTACCATTGATTCATTCCGTCCCGTAGTTGACATTGGAGACGAGGTAGAGCAGTACATTTCAGAGAAAGTTGACCAAATGATTGAAGTATGAAGACAGACGACAACCGATGCCTTGAATGCGGAACAAAACTAATCGGCAGAAACGCAATCGATGTTGGTTATTGCATCCCCTGTTATAACATGATGATGGCCGATGATGGTTCTGACGATGACGAGCAACCTGAATACTATCATTGTTGCACTTGTGGTAAAACAGCGGTAAACAAGAGTGGGATAGAATGTCCTATTAATTTTGACTCATCGACATGTGACGTTGAGGAGGTAGGATAAATATGCACAAAAACAATAAGCCATGATATACGATCCAATCGAGCAACTCAACCGCGAGGAGGAGCAACGCCAGCGCGAACCTCACTACCTATTCCTAGCCTTCACCGTTCTTATTCTACCCCTTATAGCCCTACTGGTTTACTTCGGTGAGTGGATAGACACCGCCGTGACTGTTTTCATGATGCGAATAGGCAGAGAGGGTCAGATAGCTTTAGGGTGGGGTATAGTCGTCCTGGTTCTTGTCTTGGTGGTTAGGCGTGAAATCAAAAGGTCATGAGCAGAAGCAGCACAAATGACGCCGGTGGAATCATAAACAAGTACCTCCACCCTATCTATTACCAACAGGTAGCTTTAGAAAGGCTCCAAAGGGACAGGGGACTACTAGGCCCAAAGTATCGTGCCTTGCTTCTCCGACAGGCTGAGGAGTGCCAAAAGGAGATAGAGAAGAAGAACAGGCCGGATTGCATTATACGAAAGACCTTTTTTTGACCCTTTGGAAGATGAAAGTTTTGGAAAACGATGATAAATGTCATTTCAGATTTGGAAATATGGAAAGGGTTATTTTACTTTGTTCCCGTTGGGAGTTGCCCGGTAAACACCGTCCTAACAATCGGCAGAGATTTTTTAAACCCTGTGGGGGATCGGCGGCAACCCGTGAACTCACAGGGTTTCTGTTTTTTAAGAGTGATGTGGTGGAGACCTGTCAGCGACCACAAATGCCGCCTAATAGCAGCAGCGCTAAACAGTTGAGGGTGACAATCGGGGAGAGACCCGAACAGAAACTGACCTTGTACGGACGGGAACAATACGGCAGCGTACAGGGATTTAAGGCTACTACTGCGGGACGTAACACAGTAGCCAAGTGCAGCCCAAAGGTTGAAAGCACGTTACCACGGAGGCCGATTCTCCAAGAGTATTCAACCAGATTTACCATCGCGGTGATAGGTAAAGACTTTCGAGACGGTTCCAATCCTGTCAAGCAAGTAGGGAAGGCGCAGAGGACTAATCTGCCCTTCTCATTCAAACAGAAACCAAAGCCTGTAAGCAAGTATGTATAAGCAAGCATTAGATATCTGGTTATACTTCTACAAGTATCATACTAAAGAGAATTATATCTTTAGTTCAAAGGATGGGTTTCATCTGAAACTTCTACTGAAAAAGATAGAAGCAAAGGTAAAGGAAAGAGGACTTGAACCATCAGAAGATAATATTCTCAATTCACTCAAAGGATTTTTGAACACCGTCAAAGACCCCTGGATTTTAGACCACCTTGAAGTAAGCCTAGTAAACTCTAAATTCAATTCCCTTTATGTCTCAGCCATCAAACATAGTCCCATCGGCATCGAACAGGCAGTTGACGAAATTGTCAACAAGCGCAATTCTCAAAGAGCAGCCGGAACGTGAGATACTTTCGCACCTGTTTCAACTCATCAACCGCTTGGTAAAGCTATACCAGATTCAGGGATGGGGTAAAGACAGTACGGGAATCTTAGCAGAATGGGTTTTAGATAACTACAAATACGAATCTTTGGAACTTGTCACCCGTGTGCTAACTAATCCACCAAAGACGCAGGAAAGAAACTGGAGGTTAACCCCTGATGTAATTGCAGATTGGATGGCCGTTGAGATGGAACGTGATATTGCTAAAAGGGAAAAGGAAGTACACAACGCAAAACACGGTGATGTACCTAACGAATGGCCGGAAGAACGATTGAAAGAATTACAAGAAACTTTAAAAAAGGTTGACGACTTTGTAGTACCTTCATTGACCGAATCAGACATCATCCAAGAGGGACAGGAGCAACCGAAAAAACGGAACTATCAATCACCCGATAAAGAATACTTTGTGATGATGGATTTAAGAAGCGAGTACGGCAGACTGCACACCGATTTACACACAGGAAAAGTTAAAGAGGGTGCGCCCTCATTCGATGAGTTTCTTAGAACTAACCATAAATAAAACCATGACAAAACAAACAAAAACCCCTCGCCCTACATGGGACTCCCCTCCGACATTCGGAAAGGTTAAATCAAAGTATCCTATTTACTCCAAAGAATACGACTTTGTATTTAGAGGGGAACACCCTAAAGAGAAAAAATGAAATCAAACGGAGAAATTTGCGAGGAAATTATCTCAGAGGTATTCCGAGCAGAAGCGAAGCATCCACACTGGCCCGATGACTTTATTCACCAAGCCGCAATAGTAGCGGAGGAATCTGGCGAACTTGTTAGGGCTGCACTTAATGACTATTACGAAAACAGTAGCCCAGAAAGTTTAGAAGAGATCCGGAAAGAAGCCATCCAAACCGCAGCCACATGCATACGACTACTGAAAAACCTGTAACATATTCGGACTTCATCGCCAAGAAAAGGCACTCTACCATCAATCACGGTATAGAGTTAAACTACCTTCCCGATGGCCTGTTTGAATACCAAAAGTACGTAACCGAATACGCTGTAAAAAAAGGCCGTTGTGCTGTCTTTCTGGACACCGGATTAGGTAAGACCATCATCGAATTAGCGGTAGCCCAGAACTACATAAACGCCACAGGCAAGCCATCGCTTATCATCACCCCGCTAGCGGTTGCCTTTCAGTTCATCAAAGAGGCTGAGAAATTCGGAATAGAGGATATCGAATACTGCAAGGACGGAAAGCACAAGACGAAGATCGTTGTTTGCAATTACGAACGCCTTGAGCATTTCAATCATGAGGACTTCGACTGTGTGATACTAGATGAAAGTTCTATCCTGAAAAACTTTGACGGGGCTATCAAACAAAGGATAACTACCTTCCTAAAGAACGTCCGATATCGTTATCTGTTCACCGCTACCCCATCACCCAATGACTTCATAGAGTTGGGTACAAGTTCGGAGGCTCTTGGTTACTTAGGGTTTACGGATATGCTAACCAAGTTTTTCAAGAACCAGGAAGACACGATTAGCCCGATGGCCATAGGAACTAAATGGAGATTGAAGGGCCACGCTCAGGAGTATTTTTTCAGGTGGGTATCTGGGTGGTCGATATCCATGCGCAAGCCTTCCGACTTAGGGTTTGATGATGCAAAGCACATCCTTCCGAAACTCACACAAAACTATCATTCAATCAAAAACCAAAACAACCTTGTCGTAAATGGGCAGATCCAAATGTTTAACATGATCGCCCAAAGGTTGACAGAGGTAAGACAGGAGCAAAAGCAAACTATTGAAGATCGTTGTGTGAAGGCTGTTGAACTTTCACAGGGTAAAAAACATACCGTCTATTGGACTAACTTTAACACAGAGGCAGACCTCATTGAAGAGATGGACAAAGACGCTGAGCAGATAGACGGCTCAATGTCAATAGACAAGAAGGAAGAGGTGTTGCTGGCTTTCTATAACAAGGAAATAAAGAACCTAGTAACCAAGCCAAAGATAACTGCCTTCGGTTTGAACTGGCAGCACTGCAACCATACGGTATTTTTTCCTACCTTTAGTTACGAGCAGTACTACCAAGCTATACGTAGATTCTGGAGGTTTGGACAGACCAAGCCGGTAACCGTTGACATCGTGTATAGCGACGGACAAAAGAGGGTACTGGATTCCTTGTTAGCAAAGACCAAGAAAGCCGATGAGCTGTTTGGTAAACTCAATGCAGAGGTAAACCAATCTTACACCCCGACTTCAAAAGGATTCGACAAACAAATAACCTTACCTAAATTCCTATGATTAAAGACCAAGTAATTACCGATCAGTACGCAATCTATAACGCTGATTGTGTGGAGGTGATAAATGAATTGCCGGACAGATCCGTAGACCTGTCTATCTACTCCCCTCCTTTTGCAGGGCTGTACAATTATAGTTCCCATGAGAAGGACTTTTCAAACTGTGAATCGAAAGAGGATTTCTTAGATCAATACGACTTCCTGATTTCGGAGATATCCAGGGTTACCAAGCCCGGGCGGATAACGGCTGTACACTGTACCGATATCATGGATTCAAAGACGGGCCGACTGTTTGACCTTCCTAATGCTATCATTCAGCTTCATGAGAAACACGGCTTCAACTATCGGAACCGTATAACTATCTGGAAGGAGCCGCTGAAGGTCAGGATGCGCACGATGGTAAAAAGCCTCATGCACAAACTGATTGTCGAGGATGCTACGGAATGTTTTACGGCCATGCCTGACTACGTTTTGATATTCAAGAAGAACGGACAGAATGAAGTACCCGTTACCCATCTTGAAGGATTTACGGAATACTTCGGGGAAACGCCTTTCCTGAAAGACCACATCGAAAACTATGGATCATTTGAGGAACTGAAAAAGAAGTATCTGGGATGGCCTGATCCTAAAACAAACAAACTGAGCCACATCATTTGGCAGCGTTACGCTTCAAGTGTTTGGGATGACGTAAGGATTGACAACGTACTACCGTTCAGAGATGGTAGGGATGAGGACGATGAGAAGCACGTACACCCTTTACAGTTAGACGTGATTGATCGCCTTGTTGAGATGTACTCCAATAAGAAGGAACTTGTTCTAACGCCTTTTATGGGTGTGGGGTCTGAGGTTTACTCACCTGTTTCAATGGGTCGCAGGGCTGTGGGTATTGAGTTGAAAGAAAGCTATTTCAAACAAGCGATTAAGAACATGGAACTAGCTAATAAGAGATTTGAAACCAAAGGACAATTAAGCCTAATGGAATGAAGCGTTACTACACTACCAGCGAAGTCTCCGAGATTATTGGACGGTCAGGACAGGCTATAAACTACTGGGCTAAGAAGTTGGGGGTAAAAGGAGGAGGGGCAAAGCGTAGGATTTACCGATACACATTAGAGGACATCGAAGCAATTAAAACCAAACTAAAATGAAAACAGCAATGTGGATTTTTTACTGTGCAATAATGTTTCTTACCGTAATTGGCTCGTGGTTTAAATGGGATTCAGGGTGGCTTATTATTATCACGCTAAACTTCTACCTATTCAATATCCTTCACGAACTGAGAGCGGGTAAGTATGTAACCTTTGACGAGGTGAATATCAAGAACACCAATTACAAGAAAGAGGTAACGACATTGCTAATCATCATGGCGTTTCTTCTATCAAGTTGCGCCTCTTACCCTCTACAATCTAAGGTAGTAAAGAAAGACCCAAAGGCTAAGAGCCACATAGGACGATGAGAACCCAAATGAAACAAAAAATTATGCCGGCTAGAACAAACTCACCACTAATCACAATCCAAGCAGAGTTATTCCACAACGGGCTACAGACAACGGCAATGACCGCACCAGTTTACTTTAACTCACTACGCCTAACAGGCGCTGACTTGAAGACAAGGCGAATCAAAGCAGGAGGCGAAACAGAAAGGATACTGTCATTCTTTGAGGCACATCCGAATGAAATGTTTGCGCCCTTTGAAGTGGAGTCCAGGTTGTTCCCTGATGCACACGCAAGGCACATAACAAATGTTAGGCGTTCGTTGACCACGTTGACAAAAATGGGTAAATTGGAGAAGACTTCTGAGAAGCGTAAAGACCCCGCTACGGGAGAGATGGCCTTTTGCTGGCGTTCACGATAACGAACATAAACGATTAAATTGTTCACTAAAGCAAACATTATGAAAACCTTCACCGACTACGTAATCCAGAACCACCCCGACCCTGATACGCTTCAGGACGGAACAATGAAGGGGGCAGATAGATACGATCAGCTAGAGAAGTTAGCCCAAGCCTACGCAGACGCTAATGCCATTGAGTTTGCGAAGTGGGTAGATGAACAGCCCCTCCTTGTAGGGTATGAACAACAAGAAATTACTTGGGGCAAACTTCTCCAGAAATACAGAGAGCAAAACAAATAAGACTATGAAGAAAAGAATATTACGATTTCTGAAAGAGTACCCCGAATCAATGTACTTGTTTCTTGTGGCCTATCTATTTTGGGTATTTTATTTTCTTTGGAATCTACCTAACCCCTAACCAATGAAGCACAACAAAGAGGAAGCGAAGCCTGAGGAATCAGACTATGAACAGCCGGAAACCCCTATAAGTAAATTACAGCCGGAAGCAGAGAGCCAACTCACTGTGATAAAAGTGGCCACAGGGAGAATAGTTGAGTGTGAGGGCCAGCTATTCGTTTTCGGTATCATCCGAAAGACAGGAGAAATACAATGCTTTCCACTTGAAAAAATATGACCATCACGAGAAACAAACACTAACCTATGACACAGCTATCAGAACAGGACAGACAGAGGATTGAGGAAGCGGCTAATGATGCTTGGCTTTTTGAGTGTTCTGGTGACGAACCACTACCAAAAAAGAATTGGAGGGGGCCGTTTCTTCTTGGTTATACAGAGGGGGCCACAGCCGAACGTCTCCTTGCCGAGAGCGAGAAGGAGGAGTTGAGGAAGATTGCAGATGACCTTTATCAAGCCCTAAAGCAATGGGTTCCAATGGATCAGGAGCCAAATACGGGAGATTCCTTTCTTGACAGATCATTGAAAGCACTCAGGGGATACGAAAACAACAAGAAGAAATGAAATGGCATTGTACAGCATATTGTTTAGTTAACGGTAAGATAATAATCATCGAATACGAACACACCTATGAATAGCATGGACAAACCAACAAGCGAAAAGGACGTGATTGAGTCACTCGAAGAAAAGCCGAAAGGATCACTACCCGATAGGAACTCAACTGTGGCGATAATGGCCTCCCCACAGAATACCGTCAGTTCATTTGAAGCTATCTATCTGGACGAACTAATCCAACTAAAGGAGAAGATCAAGGAACTCGAAGCGGAGAACGAAAGGCTATTGAAGCTACACATTTATTGGCGTGGAGAATGGGCAAATTGTAGCTCCAAACTATCCAAGGTTAGGTGGGAACTTGAACCATTACTACGGGAAGGAAACGCAAAGTATTTAACTACTGATGAATTGTCTATTTTTAACCGAATCCTCGACCTAATCAAATGAAACCTTACAAGTTCAGACCCCCAAAACTATCAATTTCAGATAGGATGAAGATAGACACAGCACCATTTGAAAGGCTTAGAACCCTGCACAATCGTGGCTACAATGGTCATCCTCACTTTTGGTTCCACGTTGACAAAGTGCTAAGAACTAAACACCCTAATTTTTTCAAATGAAACCAAGATATAGGCTTTATTGGGTAAGCACTTCGAGGCGTTGGTATTGCTATCGTCTTAGGGGTCATGTCTTGAGTGACTTGGAAGGATTTGCTTTTAATCCCTGAATTACAGTAATTTGCCCTCATGCGCAACGATGTGAATAAAAGGCGGGAACAACGGAAAAGCCTCACGGCCCAATACGAGACCCGCTTTTTTGCCCCCCCCCCCAATTTGCGTACTTCTTTCATTGGTTATCAATAGGCGATGCCAGCAGGTAGACCCCCCAAGTTCGATAACCCCGAAGTCCTACAAACCCAAATAGAGGACTATTTCCAAAATGGGGTAAAGGTTAAAACGGTCATCATTGGTAAAGCCCCCAATCAGCAAACAGTCGAAATTGAGGTTCCAACAATAACGGGGCTATGCCATTACCTGGGCTTTGAGTCCCGCCAATCGTTCTACGCCTACGAGAAACAACCCGAATTTAGTTACACAATAAAAAGGGCAAGGCTATTCATTGAACAGCACTACGAGGAAATGCTACAAGTAGGCAATACAACAGGGGCCATCTTCGCCCTAAAGAACTTTGACTGGAAAGACAAGCAAGAAATAGAACAGAAGACAGAGCACTCCGGGGGGATAACCATAGAGATAATTGACAAACCCGAACAAGTCACAGGCGGGGCCGGTATTTCGCAAGAACCTTAACGCCTACAAATCAGGTAAACGGTTTATATGCAATCAGGGCGGATCCCGCTCAGGTAAGACCTACTCCATCATCCAGCTACTTATAACCCTTTGCAGCCAAAGCAAGGGGCTTTCTATTTCAGTAGTTTCTATTTCCTTCCCCCATCTTCGCAGGGGTGCTATCAGGGACTTTCTAACGGTCATGGAGAGGATGAACATCTATGACCCCAACTTGCACACAACGACAGACCAAACGTATAGATTCCCCACAGGGAGCTACATAGAGTTTTTCAGCGTAGACCAACCGGGGAAGGTAAGAGGCCCAGGTAGGGACATCCTATTCGTCAACGAGGCCAACCTAATCAGCTTAGACACTTTCGAGCAACTGAACATCCGAACGAGGCAAACGGTATTCCTAGACTACAACCCAGCAGATGAATTTTCATGGATATACGACAGGGTTATCCCTAACTCAGGATGTGAGTTTATTAAATCCACCTATGCAGATAACCCTTTTCTACCTCCCGATCAGCGTAAGACGATAGAAGCCCTAAAGGACTTAGATTTAGACTTTTGGCGGGTGTATGGGCTAGGTGAACGAGGTACGCAGAAAGATACCATCTATTCCAAATTTGAGTTATATGACGATGTAGACCCCTATCTGGAATATCACTTTGGATTGGACTTCGGGTTTACCCATCCTAACGCTTTGGTAAGAGTGACACAAGATGACGCTAACCTGTATTTCAAACAGGAGTTATACGAACCAGGTATGACTGCCGTAGACCTAGCCGAAAGGATTAAACCGATAGTAGGGCAGAAGTACGTCTACTGTGACCACGCCCGACCGGACGTTATTGAAGAACTTCTAAGAGCGGGGATAAATGCATTTCCAGCAGACAAGGCCGTAAAGGAGGGTATTGACTTCATTCGTTCACATCATATCTTTGTGCACCGTGAATCTACCGACTTTCAGAAAGAGATGAGAAGCTACAAGTGGAAGCGTAAGCCCACGGGGGAGAGTCTGGATGAACCAGTAAAAGCCTTCGACGATTTGATGGATGCAGGAAGATACGGGGCTATGGGTTTCAAAGAGAATCAATTTGCGGGCGTTCACATAAGAGGATTTTAATGAAAATAGACATCACACTAAACGGGGTTAAAGTCACCAAAGACCTCCCCCTATCATGGGACCAAGTGCCTTTCCGTCAACTGTTAGACCTAGCCGGACTAGAGGAAGACGTTGACATCTTATCCGTATTCACAGGCATAGACCGTGAAACGCTTCTCAAAGCGAAGATCAATAACCTTGGGGTGGTCATGTCTGCAATTCAATTCGTGAGGACGAAAATAGACTATGGATTGCCTAAGTCCATTCTAGGATACAAGATCAAAGACAACATCGAGATAGAGGAAATCCAGCGTTATGCCGATTTAGAGAGCATCCTAAAGGCTTTCGGTGACGACCCCAAAGAGAATTTAAAGAAGTACCCTCTGATAGTTAGTACCTATGTCGTGGAGCCTTACAACTTCCGGGATGCTGAAAACATGTCCGCTTCTTTCCTTGATGCGCCAGCTTTGGAGGTGCTGGCTGTGGCAAATTTTATTCGAGTGAATATAAGCGTATTGAGCATCATCACGCCAAAAGTTCTCCATCTGGCGGACTTACAGAAGACCAAAGGAAGGCGGGCTATGAAGGTTTTTATAAGTCGTATGGCTTTTTCGCTGTTCTGGTTTTTATGGAGAAGACGCTTGCCAAACCCCGTGAGGAACTACTTAGGTGGTCAGTTGCGGAATTTAAATCTAATCTACGGTTCATAGCATGGCAGAACCACATAGAGAAAAAGCTATCTGACATCAGGACAGAGAGGGCCAATAGGAAAACGGGAAAAAAATAGTAAACTTTGCCACAAATGAAAAGAAGCGAGGTAAGGGATTTTTTAAAGGCAGGGGTAGACGAGTTAGTTCCGGCTATTGAATTTGGTTCAGGCCGACTGTCTGAGTTCAATCCCGTATCTGTTAACGGCTCCTTCCCTAGAGTTTGGCAGTTGGTAACCCCGATGAGTTCAGAACATGATCCAGGTAAAGCCCCTTTGGATTCGTGGTCTATTGAATTGATTATAGCCAAAAAGGATCAAATGGGGTCCAGTGCTGAAGAGTACGAACACATCATAGATGATTGTGACGAGATAGCCCAAAAGCTTGTATATCAGTATCGTAACATCGTTTCAGGGTATAAAGGAATAACTCTAACATCGTTCAATCGAGAGCCTTTCGTAAAGAAAAACGGGGCTGCGGTAATGTCTGGGGTTCAACTTAGTTTCACTATTGTTTCACAAGATAAAACAAACGTATGCTAAATTTCATCGTATTTCTCGCTTGCATGGCCTTTGTGATCTTCATCGCCATCAAAGCCGACAGGCAACTAAGAAAGAAATGAGCAAAGGCGTTCAAGATATTCTCACCGCTTACGCCGCTATAGGTGTGCAGATGCTTAAAAACGCTGTGCCTAAAGTAACCGGGAAGACGGCTAATTCTATCCGTAGTGAGGTATCTGAGAACCGCTTAAAGATATTCGGCAGGGAGTTCTTTCGGGCCCTGGAGACTGGTAGAAGTCCCCGGGAATCTTCATCCTATTCTAACTTTGACTCCAATCTAGAGGGATGGCTTAAAGCTAAGGGGTTCCCTACAAAGAAATCCAAGACGGGTATAACCTATTACAAACTAGGTGATCAGTGGTTTAGTGCTAAGTCTTTAGCCTGGAAGATCAACAAAGAAGGGGATAAGACTTTCAGACAAGGTGGGAAAGAGGTTTACTTTGAACTTCTGGAAAAGTGGGTTAAGGAATTGACGCAAAAGGTTGCAGATCAAAAGGCTAAAGACTATGCGAAACAAGTAGCTAATTTATTCAATGGCATTAACAGTAATCAAACGGCCTAAGGGCTTTATCAATTCCACTTCTGGAGTTACAGGGATTTATACAAACGGGTCATCTGTCATCACCTCAGTTGGTCACGGGCTTATCACTGGGGCCACGATATTCATCACCGACAATCAGGCTTCGGGGTTTTGGTACGTTACCCCACTGTCGGCGGATACTTTCAACATAAGAGAATACTCAGGGGCTACGGTTTACACCTTCATCGGGACGGGTTCATTCACTTACTACGCCTCTGTCGATGTGGAGGGTCACGGGTGGAACGCCCTGCATTTACCTATAGTATATAAGCTTTCCTCCGACCTGTGGCCTACTAACTCAGTGGACACGGCGAGGACAGTTTCAAGCTATTCAAATGATTTAGGGTATGTAAAACTTACTTTGTCGGGGGACATTAAATCCGATGTTACCGAATTGGAATTTGTTAAAGTCACCTTCACGGGTGGTACTGTTGCTGTTTATCAGATCCTTACCTGGTATTCTAATTCAATCGTAACGATAAACCTACCCTATGAAGGTGGGCTTACGTTTGTCTCTGTTCAGTACTACTATTCAGACTATCATGCTAGGATAAGGATTTATGCCGGATTGGCAAGTGGGCATTTCTTTGGCTCGCAGAAACCCTATGAACTGGTAACGGAGATCAAGGCTGTACCTGATTCGTCTGGAATTGTGATGGTGAACATAAACGAGATGCTCAAGGAAAGGGTAGAAATCCTGCGCAACGATTTACTCAAGGGGACGCTACAAAATAACCTAGATGCTTTCTGTCAGTTTTATATAACCTATGCTGAGGGGTATTCCTATTCAGCAGGGGGGTATACTTTGCTGGATTACATCGGTAGTTATTCTACTGACTCCTTTACAGGATATGCCGTTAATGCTGAGTTACCTTTCAAGAATCTCCATTCTGGGTATATGTCGGATTATGTTTATGGCAATTCAGCTACTAAACTAAAGTTCCTTACCCCCTCTTTAGAGCCTATCTTATTCGGGAACTTCTTTGATATATCGTTTATCAATCAGATCGGGGCACGACTCAGGATGAAGATAGAACGCTATCAGAACGGTTCTATAATCGGCTCCATTGGTGGGCTAGTATTTGAAGATATTAATGACTACGGGGTGGGCGTCTATCGGTATCAGGTCATCCAATCTATCTATCTTGAGGACCGCATAGACCTCACCCTGCAATGGAATGATTATTCTGGATATGTGTCTATTTCAGAGACTAAGACTATCTTAGTAGATACCTCATGCGCCTTTGCATACCTGGATTTCGCATGGCTGAATAACCTAGGGGGTTTTGACTATTGGAGGTTTAAAGACCTTTCAGAGTACGGCGTTGACATCTTAGGAACTAAACAGGCGACAAAAAACATCTACCCCACATGGCCTAAATCTTACGGGCAGGATGGGGACACCATCAGACAAGAGACAGCAAGGGAATCAGCGCAGACGATTAAGGTCAGAGCGGAGAATTTAACAGAGGGACAGGTTGCGGACTTGTTCAGGATTAAACTAAGTCCCTTGGTGCAGATTGTTAACTCAAGAACGGACCGCCGTACCGTTATACTTGATTCTAGTTCATTCACTTACCTCAAAGAAGGGGAGAAGCAATACTCTGTCTGTATTATATTCCTTGCAGCTACCTTAGTCTCCCATTTCGTTCTGCTGGAAACAAAATACTCACTCCAATCTACGGCATCAGCCTTGTCAAAAGATGATATTTTATTTAACGATATCGTATTTGAATACTCGTCATAGGTTACTATACATGAAAAGTACTGCGCTAAAAACTTTATCAAGTCTATAGCTTTCATGTCTGGGAC